CGCCGACTCAAGTGGGAGAATAAATTCTCTCCTTGAGACTTAGCCATCATCGCCAACGGTGCACAAGCATGCTCGTGCTCCGTCTCGTGTACATACTGACCGAGTCCGGTATTACGGGATATATATTCCGTAAGACCGTACAAGATGGGTCACCAGACATCGGATGATCCTTTTCGGTGAAATACCGAAGAAGCATCAACCATCCGTCGATGACCTTATCTATCTTTGGGGCCCTAACGTCCAAAACGCGATATTCGACCTTTTGAAGGCCGATATTAATGCGTTTGCGCTTGGGCTTCCATTCCTCGGATACTACCCGTAGGCTGGGACATGCTAATCGCATGGACCAATCTGGAATTTCACCGTAAATACGGTGAAGTCCGCTTACGATGCAATCGTAAGTAGAGTAGTATTTCTTATCGTACAATTGGTTCGCATAAGCGATCCAACTACAATAAGATTCAGGCGATCGTGATGTTTCTAGGACAGTCCGAAAACGGACTGGTGTGACGTTGATACCCTTGAAGGCATCGGTGCCACATGACTCTCTAAAGAGTCCACCTATACAACTCTTGTCACGGTTTACAAGTAAACCAAACGACTCGAGGTGCGTTATTGCGTCAGTGGCGTAAGCCGTTGGAACAATAACATCATCACCATACACTAAGATGCTCTCGCGAGCATCCGCGTCGGGCGCTGCAGCCGTAAGGATAGCCCAGATACAGAGTGCCATGATTGGGAAGCATAAACAGCTACCCATCGGGGCAAACTTCTCTAGGATTAATTCCTTACCATCTGGCAGCACTGTCGATGAGCTCCTACACGCCATCAAGTATGTAAACACACTTGACGGAAATAGGAGTCGAACCAAACCAACCGAAATGCGATCACTGGCTTCTTTTAAGTCAATCGTCGCATACCTACCAAACTCGGACCCAAGAAGGGCACCGAATTGATTAGGTTGTTGGTTTGTGAAGAAAACATTGAACTTTGTAAGTTCATTGTTCTCAACATGCCTGACAATAGCCCTGCCTAATCCTTGTTGGACCCATTGATAATCAACGGGTTCACATGAGATCAGCCGAGGGCCACGAGAGTCCTTAGGCACGAGTATAACTCGAGCCGGAAGGTCTCTATCAGTTACAGACGATAAAGTCTGTAATCTATCACAGACATGACCTAATGATGCGTAAAAATACTCATCAAGAGGATAACAGTCTGTGATCTTCGCCGAGACATTAGTCCAACGAAACTTATCCCAAAGACGTTGCTTAGTAGCAACGGCTCCGGGACCGTGTCGCGGGACAATGTCTTTCGGGTCAAAATCCGCAAACAACCTCGCTAAGAGTATGCGTGCGGTGTGCCTAACCTCATCGGTAGTCTTCACTTTTACATGAAGACGACCTTTGTTGATAAAGTTCCAAAAATGGAACTCACCAACATGAGTTAAGTTAGGTGCGTCAGTGTTGTTCAACGGAAAGAGCGAACTCTTCACATTAAACAACTTTACATCGTCCTCAGTTTTCTCAAACTGTGAAACGACGTGGAGTTCTTGGTCATCGGTATACGGCAGTTCGTATTTGCCAAAAGCAAATAAAACCTGTCGGATAGCTGAGACGCTCTTTGCACACGGTAACGGAAGGACCTCCCCGTTTTGGGCGAGAACCAGAGAGAACAGCTCACCGAGAAACCTCGGAAGCTGACTGTTAACCATGGGTTTGAACCCTAGGTTGACAGCGTTCAATGGTTTTCCACAAAGGGCCTTATCAAAGGCCCTACCAAGACGAGGCAAGGTTTTCGTGAGAAAACCTATCCCTTCCGCCCGAGTCCTAGACTCAACCTTTTTGAGGGTGAGTTTTAGGGCTCGATTGTTGAACACAACTCCATGTGACGTACTGACGTCATGAAGCAGTGCAGCGATGACTTTTATTTCATCTAGGCTCTGTGTTAGGTCCATAAGGATCCTTTCCTAGAGTATGCATACGCTCCATGACCATTGTACATCTCTAACTCCCCAGTTCTTATGCCTAAAAGACACAAGAAGAGACCTATCTACGAGAAGACTATACCAAATGGCCTACCACAGTTGGAAACTGTGGAGGTCCTTGCTATGGTCGATCTCGGAGATATCCAACAGTTGACCGATAATTATCATTATAGCATCCGGTCGCCCAAACTTAGTCGTCAATACGCTGGTCATTATGTAACAATTAAGTTACCTAAGACCATCATTTTAAC